GCGCACTTCGCCAACAGGCTGCAACAGCGACCGCACGCACGACCGGGCGCGCTGCTGGCGGCGCCGGCGCATCTCAGAACCGATAAGAGGCCGACATGCCCACCCAAACCTCTGTCTACAACCTCAACAAGCCCACAGTCTCCGGCGACCCCGACACCTGGGGCGGCTCGACGGGGCTTAACGGCACGATCGACAAAACCGAGGCCGCGCTGAAGGCGACCGCGACGACGGGCTCGAGCAATGCCTACGTCCTGTCGAGCGGACTGACGCTCGCCGCATACGCCACGGGCCTGACGCTGCGGATCATTCCGAACTTCACCAACAGCGGCGCCGCGACGATCAATGTGGACGGGCTCGGCGCCAAGAACGTCACGAAGCTTGGCGCGACGGCGGTGGCGTCGGGGGATATTACGAGCGGGCGGATTTACACGCTTGGGTACGACGGAACGCAATTTCAGATCGTCGAAATCAACGCGATTGACCCGACGCTGGCGACCATCGCCGCGCTCACGCCGACGACGGACCAGTTCATTTACTTCACTGGCACGGACACGGCTGCGACCACGGGCATTACGTCAAGCGGGCGCACGGCGCTTGCAGGCGCGACGGCGGCGGGATCGTCCATGATGACGGCGGCAAGTGCTGCCGCGCAGACCGCATTGCTGAACGCCTTCACGGGCGACAGCGGGTCGGGTGGCGTTAAGGGCATGGTGCCTGCGCCATCGTCGGGCGATGCTTCAAAATTTCTCAAGGGCGACGGCACATGGGCGGTTGGCGGCGGCGCATGGGGCTCGCCGATCGCCTCGTGGACATATTCGACCGGCGTCACGCAAGTCGATTTCACGGGGCTGTCGGCCTATACGGAACTGCTGGTCATCGCGCACAACATCCAATGGAGCGGCGGCGACGACCTCGCCGTCCGCTGGTCCACGGACAACGGCTCAACCTTCATTGCGACGAATTACGAAAGCGGCCCCTCATCGACGATGGCGCAGATGAGCGCGGGCGCGGCGTTCACCAAAGGGCGCGGCGTGATGCACATACTGAATTGGAACAGCGCATCGCAAAATACAAACGCAATTCCGCTTGGCAGCGCATCTGCTGGCGGAAGCCTGACGCCCATCATCGACTCGACGGTTCGCGCAAAGAACGCGTTGCGCGTCCTTGCTGTGGCCGGGAGCACGTTCACCGCCGGTTTCATCCGCATTTACGGCAAGGCGTAACCATGCCCCTTTATCGCGAAATCATTGGCCCGAACGGCTCGCAGATCGTGCAGCTTACTGCGGAAGAGGAGGCGGCGATCATCAATGCGCCGCAGCCCGTCCCCGCCGAGGTGCCACAATGGCAAGCGCGCCGCGCGCTCCTCGCTGCTGGCCTGCTGACGGCTGTTGAGGCCGCTGTCGCTGCGGCTTCGCAGGACATCCAGATCACCTGGGAGTATGCGCCGAACATCGTTCGCAACTCGCCCTTCATCGCGGCGATGGCGCCGGCGCTCGGGCTGACCGACGCGCAGATTGACGATTTGTTCCGCGCCGCAGCGGCAATTACCTAAGGCTGGACATATGAACATTCGGGAAGAAGTGGCGGCCATCCTTGAAGGATGGACGGTGACGACGTGCGCGCAACAAGGGCATTTCTGGACGATCGCGGGCCTTGATCCGTACGGCCGCAGTCACGCGGGCTCGCGCGTCGATCCGATCGCCCTTGCGCGCGACCTGGCGCGCTGCGTTGAACCGCCGCCGATCCTTGAGGTCGCGCCGGAACCGCAGCTGGAACCATCTGAACCCCCTCCCACGGCGCAGGCGATCCAGCCCGACCTTGCGCTGACGGCGAGCGCGGGCGTCGAGGAGGCCCCACCTGCCTCGGCGCCCGCTGCGCTCGCTGATGAAGTCGAGCAGGTCGAGCCTGCGCCGCAACCTTCGCCTTCTTACCCCGGCCTGATGGTCCGCGAGGACCGCGAGAACTTCCTGCGCGGCCAGATCACGGTGCGCGCCACGCGCATCGAACAGAACCGCCTGCAGGGGCGTTTTGACGTCAACGCGCAGGAGCGGCAGCGGTGGGGCTGGGTGACGTACCAAAACCTCCGCGCAAAAGAGTTGCCGATTCCGGACGACGTGTCGGCGGCCTACGAAGAATTCCTGGCCGCAGACGGCTGGATCAAAGCCACGAAGGCGCATGCCGACAATTTGCGAGCAGCAGCGATCAGCGTGCCGCTTGAGATGCTTGAGGCCATGCAAGATCAGATTGACGAGGGCTGGCCATGAGCAACTGGCAGAGTTTCGGCACGGAAGAGGACCGCCCCGGCTGGGGCACGTCCTTCATGCGTCAACTGCGCATCTGGATGGGCCTCGCCTATCACTCCTCACGCGAAGGCCTGCGCAAGCTGCAGCGCACGCAGATCAAGCTGGTGGTGCGGCTCGCGCCGCTCGACGTGGCGGATGCGGTAGCGCTCGGTGAAAAGCTGTTTCAGACGCCGCCCAAGGATGTGGCCGAAAAGCAACTGCGCGACGCTGCGACGACCTACTTGGCCAAAGAGGCCAACACGCGCCTTGAGCCTGACGAGTGGCTGACGCTCGCGCAAGTCCTGCGCACGCTGCGCACGGATTACCAACAAGACGTGCTGTCGCAGATGGTGCACGCGGCGTTGCATCGTGCACGGGCCAAGGTTGCAGCGCCGGCTGCGCCTGCGAAAGCGCCCGCGTACCAGGTGCAATCCTTCGCCGGCCTGCCGGGCCTCAGCATGACCATGCCCTTCGCGTACCTGTCGATGGGCTTGGCCGTCGCGGTGCTGATGCTTGGCGGGTGGGTGTGGATTGCGGAAACGCGGATCGACTCGCTGAAGCTCAAGAACGCGCAATTCCGCGAAAACCAAAAGGCCATGCTCGCCGAGAACGCGGAACTGCGTGACCGCATCCAAGCCGACAGCGGGCGCATCAGCGAGGCGAACGCCGCAGCGATGGAAAACGCCAAGCGGGCAAGCGACGTGATCAATCGTGAAGTTGGACGACGACAAACAGAGACGGCGATGCGCCGTCGAGAGGAGGCCAGACGTGCGGCTGAACGTCAAAACAACCCTGATGGGACTATCGCTGATCCTAACGCCTGGCTGCGCGAGCTTGCCGCTCAGCCCCTCCTATCGGCCCCAGCCATTACCTCCCCCGACGCCCCCGGCCCAGCCGGCGGTGGTCATTCCAGCGGCGTGCCTGGAGACACCGGAGGCCAGACCGGCCCCAGCCGGTGAACCTGCGCCTGCACCAAACGCGGGCGAACTCGCCCTCGCTCAGTGGGCGGCGGGCGTGGCGAAGGACTACGCGCGCGACCTCGTCCTGTGGGGCGAACGGCTCGTGCTGAAACAGACGACATGCAAGACCTCGCTCGAGGCGCAGACGACAATTCCCAAGACCTGAAAACACACAGGGGGCTGGTGTGAATAACGATGATTTGGATCCGCGATACCCGGATTTCCGCGCGCACGCCGCGCTGCAGGAGCGCGTGTCAAAGCTGGAAGCCAGCTTGATGCACCTGCCCAACGACGTCGCAGAACTGCGCCGTCGCCAGGACCAGATATTCGCCAAGTTGGACCTGCTCGGCGAGAAGATGGACAGCATGAAGGGCGGCCCCGTCGATCACGGTGCGCTTGCTCTGCAGCGCATGCTGGACGTGGTCGAGCGGCGCGGCGGTGCGCCTGGCCCGTCGTGGGTGGAGCGGGCGATTGCGCTCGTAGGGGCGATGGCGATTGGCGGCTTGTCGATCAAGCTGTTGGGGCTGATGGGATGAGGCTCGCCTTCCCGCGCCCGGTCGCGAAAGATCCGGATCCGCCAGGCGTTACGATCCCCGAAAGCCTCGTCAAGTCCGCGAAGCTGGCGAGCTGGCTGGCGTTCTTCTCGCTGGTCTATTTCCTTTGGCTCTACACGCTCGACATCGCCAGGGACCGCGCGGCAGCCCTGCAGATCAACGACGTCGGCCCGTTCATGGGCCTGGGCCTGGAATTTTGGTTTCCCTACATCATCGGCTTTGCGATGGTGGCGATCGGCATTCCGTACGTCGCCAAAATCTCCATTCCGCTGTTCATGTCCTTCCGCTGGAAGGGGCAATTCTATGCCAAGATTTGGTCGTTGGTGATCGCCGTCTCCGTGTCGCTCGTCGTCATCGCCGGGACGTTTTCGATCCAGGGCGAAGCGGTCATGGAAAAGGGCCGCGACAGCGCGGTCAAGGTCGAGCAGATCGGCCAAAACCGTGCGGCGATCGAGGCGCAGCTCGCGCTCGCCAAGCAAGAACTCACCGACATGATGAATAGCCGCAGCGGCTACCTCTCGCAGGCGGCGAGCGTCGGCGCGGCGCAATGGCAAGCGGAATACGTCGCCAAGTTGAAGTCCAACGATCCGAACGCTGACCGCATCACGCGTGCGCTTGGTGCGGCCAAAGCAGCGGACGCCAAGCGTGACGAGATCAAAGCCCTGACGCTCGCCCTTGCTGCGGCGCCCACAATCGCCAGCGTGCAGCAGCGCGTGACGTCGAGCGGCACGGGCTGGATCGGCTCCACGATCGACTGGCTCGAGGGGGCGCGCGCCATGCTGCTCGCGCTCGTCATGGATATCGTTTGCCTCGTCATGCCGTGGATTGCCCTGCGCCTCGAGCAGGCGCGCAAGCTGCAAATGGATGCGGCGGCGCCACAGGTCGCGACGGTGGACGACGACGAGTCCCGCCCGTTTGCCATCGAAGACCTGCGCACCGCCGCACCGGTCACGCCGCAGCCCATGGAATGGTACGACGAGAACGGCGACCCCATGACAATGGTCAGCGCGCACCCGCGTAAGAAAGGTCGCAAGAAGGGCGGCAAGACGGGCAAGATCGATCAGGACGGCACGCAATTCGAGGTTGCGCCAATCCTCAGCGACACAGACCCGCGCAAGGTGCCTGAGTTCGTCAATGCCGAGCCTTGGGTGGTCGATGTGGTTGCCGACATTGCTCGGCGCGTGTTGTACGGTAAGCCGCGAGCAGAAGCGCCCGCCGTTGAGCCGGAGCCGGAGCAACCGACGACGCACGCAGAGCGCGTCCTGACGATCGAAGAGGCTGAAGCCCTCGTCAGCGCCGGCACGCACGCGTGGGACATTGACGACGCGGGCAATCGGTTCGTGCGCGAGCTGGAGGCGCAGGCGAAGGCGCTGCCGAATAATGAGGGCGTAATGATTGAGGAGCGGGCCTGATGGGCATGACGGCGGCGCAGTTGCGGGCGTTAAAACGTGCAAGCACTGGCGCAGCTATTGGCGCCGGCGCGCTCGCGTTGCAGCCCGACGACGCCGAAGCCGCCCCGCGCATGACGCCCGAGCAGATCGCGGCGCTCAAGCGGTCGATCAAGGCGCAGACGGTCAACGACAACCGCACGGATGATTTGCAGTCGCTGCGGGCGAGTTTGGGCGTGCAGAAAGGGCCGGACCTGCGCGTTGTTTCTGGCGCTGCGGCAGGGCTGGCGCCGGGGGCGGCGGATGCGTTCAACCGCAACCTCGACACATCGCTCGACCTCGCCAGCTTCTTCGATCCATCCATGGGCTACGCAACCGAAACAGCTCGAGCGCTCAAGGACCTGCCGGGCAAGGTCGGCGGCGCGGGCACGCTTGCGCTTGCGCCTGTCGTCGGCGCGACGAACATGCTCGGCAGCATCGGCCAACTGCCCGAGGCCGCAATCGGCGGCTATGACGCGCTCAAGCGCACGCTCAAGCAGATGAAGGTGGACGCTGAGCGGCGGAAGGGGACGGACATCAAGACGTATCGGCGGTAGGGCAAAGAAAAACCCCCGCCGCGGTGAGCGACGGGGGTTAGGGTTAGGCTGACTTCCGGACCCAGTCTTGCAAGTCGAAGACGTTGCCCTTGCGGGCGGCCTTCGCCTTCTCGGCCTTCTTGGCGTCGCGCTCGGCCTTGCGGCGGGCCTTCTCTGCTGCGTCCAGCCGATCCCGGCGTTGTGCGTCGGTTTCGGGTGGGGCGAGCATCGCGAGCGAGCCGGTGAGCCAGATCGCGAAGTGGATAAGCGCCGCTTTGATGAACTCCCCGATTTCCGGCTGAGCCTTTGCGATCGGCGCGGCCTTCTTGAGGTTTTCGCGGGCTTCCATTTTGACCCGGCTGTCGGCTTGGGGGTCGGCGATGATGGCCTGATCGGCCGCCATGGCGTCTGACCCAAGATACGCCGCCCGCTCGGCTTCCTGCCGGGGGATGGCGAAGCCGCTCGCAAGGTATGCGAAGGGCACCGACAGCAGCGCGAGGCTGAGTGCGGCCGCAGCCGGAGCGCGTTTGCGTTGCTCCGGTCGCGGATCGTTCGCCATCTGGGCAGACACCGTGCTGACCCAGAAGGACAGCATGGCGAGCGAGAAGGTGATGGCGATCTCGACGTAGCCAAGCCGGATCGTGTGACCGAAGAGGCTTAGCGTCGCCTTATTCACCTGCAGAATGCCGAACGCCGCGAAGGCCTCGGCTGCTGCAAGGGCGCCCCATCCGAGTGCGAACAGGGGCCAGTTCTTTGCCGCCTTGCGGCGGCGGGTGGTATTGGTGATGAGCATTAGGTTGATTCCTGATGTTGACCCCCGCTCGTCGAGCTGCCAGGCGGGGCGGGTGGGGGTCGGTTTTCAAAGAGCGTCGGCAGGGATGTTCGGTCCCGTCCTGAGCGCTAATCTAGCTCTAATAGCGCCCTTGTCAAGCCCTAATAGCGTGCTATCTTCCGGGGCATGAAAGAGACCTCAAAAGCCGTGAAAGCCAGCCGCGAACGCGCCGGCGCCAAGTCAACCTCTATCTACCTGACGGACGAGCAGAGGGAGGCGCTGGACGCCTTCAAGAAGCGCGTCGGCGCAGCGGGGCGGGGCGAGGCCATAGCGATCGCGATCGCTGCGTTTGGGCGCAATGAGCCCACGCAGGCGGACGTGCTGGAGTGGATCAAGAACAACACGAAGGAGCGCAAATGAACCGCGTTGCGATCCCGCTGCATGGCCCGCGGGCGAACGGCCGCGTTGCTTGGGTTTCGCCCCAGGACGCGCCTTTGGTGAGCCAATACACTTGGCGAGCGCACACGTACCGGGGCGGCCCGCTAACCTACGCAAGAGCCAACGTAAACGGCAAATACCTCCACATGCATCGGCTGTTGCTCTACAGCCCGCCGCTTGTAGTCGATCACATCGATGGCGACGGGCTAAACAACACGCGCGAAAACATCGAGCTTGTGACGATGTCCGAAAACATGCGGCGCGCGAACTTTGTCGATAAAAGCGTTAAAGAGCGCAAAGAACAGGCCAAAGCAGCAGCTTTGCTTGCCGCCGCGAACAAGGATCGAGCGGCGACCGTGCACGAGCTGGCCTATTACATGAGAAATTCAAAGCGACTCGACAGGGGCTTGAAAGGCTCCACCAGGACCGCGATCGGCGGACTCGCGCGGTGGACTGCGGCTGACGGTGCACTGCTCTGGTCGGGCTCAATCGCCGATGAGGCGTCTTCAATCGACAAGATCGCTGCGGCGTGGCTCAATTGGATGGCTGTAAAACACAATGACAAACTGACCGCTGCCCCCAAGGGGGACAAGGGAAAAGACGAGACACTGGATCTCGGTATATTTCATGGGCGGCAATGGGTGCGCCCGTAAACCGGGGGCGAATTTGCGGGGTCAATTCGGGCCGGATGTAAACCGTCAAGACGTCCCCTCAACGCGCCGGACGATCGCTGCGGCAACCTCTCGGCGGCTCACATAGCGTCGAATGATTTCGTCCACGCGCCGCTCGCCCCATCCCATGATGCGGGCGATTTCGGGGGCGCTGATACTCGCACGGGCAAACATCGTCGCCGCCGTGCCGCGAAGGTCATGAAAGCGCTTATCGACTCCAGCGACAGCCTTTGCGCGATGAATAGCCGTTTGCACCCCGCCAATCGTCCATGGGCGCCCCCAGGTGTTGACAATGACCGTGGGGGTGTCGCGTGAGCATTCGCTCAAGACGGCGCGAACCTGAGACAGAATCGGCACGACGGCGCGCGTTTTGCCGCGCGACTTGTTGGTGGCTCGGTCAATCACCCCCGCGTCGTCGTCGATGTCAGCCCAGCGCAGGCCGATCACATCGCCGAGACGAAGGCCTGTGTAGGCGGCCACAATGCACACGCGGCGGCACGGTGGATTGGCGGCGGCAAACAGTTTTTCAAGCTCGTCGGGCGTCCACACAACGTCGCTATGATCGACCTTCTCGTGCCGGCGAGCGATCTTTGCGGCCGGGTTGATCGGCGCTAGGTCAAACTCAACAGCCCACGAAAGCAGGGCCGACAACGTCGAAAGGCGGGCGTCAGCCGTTCGTGTTGCTTTGCCCTTTGAGTGCCAAGAGCGGATCTCGGCGCGCATTCCACGAGCCGCCAGAGCGTCAACCGGAAGTGTGGCAAAGTGCTCTTCAACCGCGTCTAGGTGGCGCTCATAAAAGGCGCGAGTGGACGGCGCGAGCCCGGCATATTCTGGGCTGATGCGATAAAGTGCAATGATGTCAAGGAGTGTCTTAGGCGCGCGCGCGATCGGCGCAGCGCGAGCCTGGACGGCCTCGGCGTACGCAATCAGGTAGGCGCGCTGGTCCTTGGGGTCGGGCAGGCGCGGACCCCCGCGCCAAGCATAGTGGTAGGCGACGGACGAACCGTCACGCAGTCGTTTCCTTACGACGTGAACGCCGGGAGGTTGTGGCAGTCGAGGCATTGGTCCAGCGCGCTAACGCTAGATCAGCCTTGGGGGCAGAGTCGAATCCGGGCGGCTCGGTGAAGGTGGCGTCTATCTCGAACGTGCCGTCTGCGCTCATGCGGATCGTCGCCCGCGTGGCGCCCATGGCTTTAGCTTTGGCGAGCAACGCGGCGGCGTCACGGGGGCGCATCGCCCGCCTCCTTTTTCCCGGCCGGCGTCGCGGGCCACCAATGATCATCGGAGAACGTGTTTTCAAAATCGGCGACGGCTTCCTCGAGTTCATCGAAGTGCTCGGCCATGCGCTCCGTGATCGCATAGAGATCGTCGGGCAGCTCGTCAGCGTCCCATTCGACGTAGCGGCGAAGTTTGCTCATGAGGTCGTGCATTACGTCGAGCGCTGCGCGCGTGCCTTGCAGGTCGAACGGTTCTTCTGGTTCGTCACTCATCCCCGCCTCCATTCAGGAACGCGCGGATCGCGGCGCGGGCCAAAATTTGGGCATCGCCACGCCCCCTTAAAATGAAGGCGTAGTTTTCTCGATACCCGCGCCATATCGCGTCAGCGGCCCGCTCCACATCCTCGTCGCTCGGCTCAACAGGCACGATCCGCAGGCCGGCGGCGGTGAGGGCGTCTAGTGCGTCGTGGGCATACGCGAGCGCCATAGCGTCGTCGTCGTCGTCTCTGACGCCGGCAATCAATTCCAGCGCACGGGGGTCATGCGTCATTCTCAGCCTCCATAATTTGCGCCTCCAAGAGCGCGGCGAGGAGGGCTAGGGCGGGGGTTGGGGCTTTGCCGCTCCCTGAGCGGCGCCCTGTGCCGATCGACGCTCGCGTGTAGCCCTCTTCTTGGAACACGGTGATTGCGATGATCGCCCCCGGCATCACCCGCTCGACCAAAGCAAGGGCGGCGTCGAGGCTGAAGGTGTAGGACGGCTCCGACAGTGCGCTGGGCGAGTCCGCAAAGATTTGGCCCTGCCCGTTGTCGATCCACTTGCACTCGGGATACTTCCGGCACAGTTCGTGGTCGTCGGGCAGGTGCGACCAGCCATCCAGCGCGAAGCCAATGTCGCGGTCGAGTTCGTACTCGTCTTCGGTCGCGCTTTTCACCCGCTCCAGCAGGCCGCGCAGGGTTGAGGGGTCAGCCATTGTCCTGTCCTCCCAAAGCTTCGGCGATCTCGGCGGCGAGGGCGCGGGCGGTCATGTTTTCTAGCGACGGCTCCAAGCTATGGCGCGTGTTGTCCGCATCTTCATGCCGGATCAGCGCGTGCATTGCCTCCATCGCCTGCACCAGCAGCGCCTCGCGCGCGGCGAGGGTGGCGCGGACATCGGGCTCGTAATCGCATAGCGGTGTGTCGCCAGGCGGCTTTCCGACAACAAGCGCATAGAGCGCGGCGCACGTTTCATTGGCCTCGTTGCGGTCATCGCGCAGAATTCGGATCAGCCGCTCGTCCGCCTCCAACTCAATCGCCGCCGCCCTCAGGCCGCGCGCATATTCGCGGCAGCCTTCGCCGTAAAGTTCCGCGTCGGCGGCGAGGGCGTGGAGGCGGGAGGGGGTGGTTTCGGGAGCGGTCATTGCTTCACAATCCTCACGACATTATTGGGCCGCTTCCGCGCCTCCGGCCTGCCCGCCGCAACCATCATCGCGCCGAACACAAGGCCCAGGACGAACGACACGAGCGACGTGCAGACGAGCAGGAAGGCGCCGGCGATGAGGGAGAGGGCGGTCATAGGCGCAGATCCTCAATGCGGGCGTTTCCGCAGTTGCTGAAGAACGCGCAGAACATCCCGCGGGGCGTGTCGAGGTAAAGGGCGGACCCCGGACCATCGCCAAGGCTGTACCACGCCCGAGCTTTCACGCTGCGGTACGGGCGACCGTCGTCAAACGCCAACGACTGAGGCGCGATGAAGTCATAAAAGCGGGGATACATCATCAGAGCCTCCCCGCCATCGTCGGCATCGTCTGCCGCCGCCACGCCTCGGCGTCCTCGCGCAACTCACGCTGCAACAGCTCGTCGAGCGACCTGTCCGTGTGCTGCACATCACGCATGAGGTCGATCGCGTGATTGATTACGTCCTGGCATGTGCCGCGCTCGAAGCGGTACGCGTCGTCGCCGGCGCGGAGTTCGCCGAGGGCGGCGTACAGGGCCTCGAGGGCGGCGTTGATGTGGGGGAGGCAGGGGTGGGGTTTGTGCATAGCGGGGCATCCTGGTGGAGGGCGTGGGCGCGGGCAGCGTTGGCTGCCACGCGCGCGAAAAGGGAACCGGCGCTTACCACGGCACTTCGTCGTTCAGGTCGTCGGACAGATCGACCTGCTCGCGCGGCATGCCGAAGCCTGCGGCATTGCCGTTCTTAGTGGGGGCTTTCGCAGCTTGAGCGGGAACGACGCGCACCGTCTGCTTGGGCGGCGGGTTGATGATCGCCTGATACTCAGGCGACTTGGCGATCCACTTCTTGAGGCCGTCGCCGAACGAGCCGAACAGATCCTCGTCGAAGTCGTCGAGCGAAAACACGAACGGCGTAACACCCGGTTCCGGGGCCTTCATGCCCTTGGTGAGCGGCATGACCGCCTGCACCTGGGCGGCGATGTCGCCGTTCTGCTTGGCCTTGTGGATCACCTGCACCTGGCAGCCGCGGCCAAGCAGCTTGGACATGTCGAACGAGCCCTCGGACGGGGCCTTGCCGAACCAAGACACAAGCAGCTTATGAAGCGACGACTTCGGATGAAGCGAGGCCGTGTACTTCTTGCTGAGCGCAAACGGTCGGCCGTCGCCCATGCGCTCGTCCGTGTCGAGCTCCCAACGGATGAGGATCTGACGCGCCGTCTTGGCCTCGCCGTTGTATTCCTCGGTCTGCGTGCCGAGGTCCGTGATGCTGACGCACACGGCCGGCCAAACGCCCGCAGGGGCAGGCGTGAATTGCGAGCCGGCGTCAGCCGCCGGCACCTTGAGGGTGAGGGACATGGATTAGTCTTTCAGTTGAGCTTGGAGAGTGCGGATGTGGTCGGCGATCGCGTCCCAGCGGGCCGCTTTGTTGCGGGACCGCTGGGCGCGCTGCAGCAGCTCTTCCGCCTGCCGCTCAAACATGACGGCGCGGTCCCGCTCGCCCGCTGCCATCCGGCCTAGGTCGAACAGGGCGCCGTCGTCGTCAGTTTCAGGGGTGGGGGCGTCGATCTGCATGGGCAGACCGTACGCTGTGTACGATTGCCGGGTCAATACCCCGGCGCAATTTTCCGTACAAAAAGTGCGATGCTACTTTTCGACGGTCCCCCGGATGCGCCAAGCGCGCTCAATCTCGACATCGTGAATGGGGGAATAGCGCTCGCTGAGCAGCGTGAAGAAGCCCGGAGCTGAGCCGAGCGCCAGTGTCTTCACAAATCGGCGACCGTCCGAAAGGTGAACGATTGCGCGCTTATGGACCAGCGACATGACGTCAAAAGTCTCTTCGCCGATCAGGATCACGCCCTCTTCATAGCGGGGCCACATGCTGTCGCCGCGCACGATGAAGGCGACGCAGTTGGCATTGACCTGAAACGGCACGTCGATGACGTCAAGTTCCTGATCTTCTATAGGAAAAACTTCAGCCCTTGCCCCAACGTAACCCACTAAAGAGACTCCCCAAACACCCGGTTTCATTTGACCGGAGCCGCCGACCAACCAGTCAAGCGACACGCGGAAGCCCTTAGCATACCTTTCCGCTGCGGAACGTGAAGGGTCTCGATTGCCATTTTCGGCGCTTGTGTAGGTGTTGGTATTCCAAGCGAAGGCGCGGGCGGCGTCTGCGGCAGTCGCATAACCGGCGGCAATGCGTGCGTGCCGCAAACGTTTGGCGATGGAATCTCTCATATCGAAGGCAATGGCGCCGCTTGTCGTACATGGGGCGCTGACGGTCTTGTCATCGCGCCGTACGCCATGTACGGTCGCCAACATGACCACACCGTCTTCCTTCTCCGAGGTCATCGACCTTTGGCCCTCAATCGCCGAACTCGCGCGCGATATCGGCGAGCCTTATGAAACCGTTAGACAGTGGCGTTTGCGCGACAGTGTGCCCGCGCGCGCCCTCGACAAAATCAAACGCGCAGCAGGGCTGCGAGGTTTCGACCTGTCCGCGGACGTCCTTATGCGCATCGCCGCGCAACGGGGCGCCGCATGACGCTCCCACCCAGCTACACGCGCTTCGCGCTCATCGCCGCAATCAATGCGTACCGCGACCACCTCGAGCGTGAGCCCGAGGCTGATGTCGCCCTGCGCCTGCAACGCCTGCTGCTGGAAGCCCAGGCGGAACTCTCACACCTTGAAGGGTTGACCAATGGCAAATCTGTGGACGGACGAAGCGTCGGACTTGGCGGCGAGCCTGTGGCGCGAGGGGTTTTCCGGCGGTCAAATCGCCAGCGCTTTGGGCGCGCACGGGGTTAAGGTTAGCCGCAACAGCGTACTTGGTAAGCTGTTTCGCATGGGCCTTGTGGGCGCCAGCACGATCACGCGCAACACGTCGCTGGTCAGCAAGCGCAACGGACGGATGCGGGCGCAGGCCAAGGAATTGCGCAAGCTGGTCGCCTGCGAGAAGCCGCGGGCGGCGACGGTGAAGGCCAAGCCGCAAGCGGTGCGTCCCTCTGTTGAGGTCGACCCGCTTAACGTCCCGCTCCTCGAGCTGCAGGCGTTCCAATGCCGCGCGGTCACGGACCCTACGCGCTTTGCCCAGCGCTTCTGCGGGCACATGCGCGTCGAAGGCCGCGCCTGGTGTGCGGCGCACACGGCGGCGTTCGTGGCGGTCAGTGAGCAAGGGAGGGCGGCATGAAGGAGCCTTGCTACACATCGCGCATCGTCACGGTGCGCCACACGTTCGCGGACGGGACGGTGCACTTCCGCAAGGGCTGCGCTTACTGCCGCAGCTTTGACTCGGCATGCGTCCCGAAGGCCTCGGTGACGGCGGAAGACCTCGCAGAAGCGTTTGACAAATCGTCCAACAATGATGCGCGCGACGCTGAATGCCCTGACATCATCGAAGCGCGCGAGGCTCGTATCGCGGAACTGCGGGCATTCAGAAGTCTGCCGGCAGACGAACAAGCGGCCGCATATGAGGTTGGGCGCGTTAGCCGGTACGAAGACCCATCCTGGCGCCCGTTGCGCGAAGAGGTTTTGCGTCGAGCAGGGGCTAAGCCGCCTTTTGTTTTTGCGGTCTGCCAAATCGGCGTCATTCGCGCCGGCCTAGAATGCGGGCGCGCCGCCTGCGAGGCGCACCACCTGCACTACAACACGTTTTGGAACGAAAGCCCGGAAGACCTTGTAGCGCTGTGCGCTGAATGTCACCACGCTGAAACGAAATACACGCGGCGCAACGGCTCATCGCCCCGGATCGTGGGGCTGTGACCATGGGCCTTTTTGCCGGCCTCCCCGCCGACCCCAAGCAATGCGCGCTGGAATACGCTAGGCGGGGCATCCCCGTGTTTCCGTGTGCGCACACGAAGCAGCCTCTCATCAAGACCGGCTTCAAGGCCGCGACCACGGATCCGATTCAGATCAACAAGTGGTTTTCGTCTTGGCCCCGCGCGCTGATCGGTATCCCGACCGGGCCTGCGTCGGGTTACATGGTCCACGATCTCGACGCCAAATCCTGCGACGTCGAGATGGCGCTCGCCGAGCTGGAGGCGGATTACGGGCCGATCATCGGTCCCTTGGTCCGCACCATGTCGGGCGGGTTTCACGTCTGGACGCGCTGGGTCGATGGCATCCGCAACAGCGCCAGCAAGCTGCGCCCCGGCTATGACGTTCGCGGGGAGGGCGGTTACGCCATCGCGCCCGGCTCAATGGGCTATCAGCTTATTCGCGACGTTGAGCCTGGCGAGCCGCCCGCGGGGCTGATCGCCGCCCTGCGCAGTCTTGCGGGCAAGCCCGCCCTCGCCGTTGTCGGCGGGACTCAAAGCGGCTTAGTCCTTAGCGTGCCGCAGACGCTCGAACAGCAGATTGAATCCGCCATGACGGAGGGGTCGCGCCATGACGCGACCGTCCGTCTTGTTTGGTCTCTGGTCAAACGCGGCATGTCCCTAGACGAGGTTATGGCGTTCGCGCCCTTCCTCGGTCGGTCCAACGGCTGGTCGATGGAGGAGGCCCAGAACGAAGTCTACAAGGCCGCAAAGTCAGCCTTTGAGAAGCAGGGGCTTGCGGCAACCGGCAAGGCCGAGCCGCAGCCGATCCAGATTTACAGCCTGCAGCAACTGCAAAGCCGCGATCCGCCTGATTGGCAAATTGACGGCGCAGTTCCTGAAGGCGGTCTTTCGGTTCTGTTCGGCGACAGCGCGACGTTCAAGACGTTCGTCACGCTCGATATGGCGCTGTCGATTGCTTACGGCGTGCCGTGGCAGGGTCGGGCGGTCAAGCAAGGGCCAGTCATTTACGTTCTCGGCGAGGGCCAAGGCGGCTTCGCCAACCGCGTGCAAGCCTGGCGTGAGGCTCACGGCCTCGCTGATGTAGACGCCCCGTTCTTCACGATCCTGCAGCCGGTGCCGTTCGGAGACTTCAAGGCCGTCGCCCTGCTCGTCAAGGCGATCGAGGCGACGGGCGTCAAGCCCGTGCTGGTCATCATCGACACCCTGGCTCGGAATTTCGGCGGCGGCGATCCCGACAAGACGCAGGACATGACGACGTTCGTGACCGGCCTTGATGCCGTCCGTCACCAGTTCAGCACGGGCGTGTTCGTCGTCCACCATAGCGGCAAGGACAGCGCCAAGGGCGCGCGCAACTCGTCCGTGCTGCGCGCTGCCGTCGATTGCGAGATCCGCGCTGAGCGCGAAGAGGGCGCCCAGCGGGTCAAGCTGACCAACACCAAACAGAAAGAGGGCGAGGAGTTCCGCCCCCTCTGGGTGTCGGTTGAGCCCATCGAAATCATCGACGGGCGCACTGGCGAGGTCGTCAAATCGCTTGCCGTGAAGTCTGACAGCGCCACGAACGCAGGCGTTGAGATGAAGTCCAGCCGCATCGGCAAGGTCGAAAAATGGATCATCGAAACCCTTGCTGATGCGGGCACTCTGACCATGCCTGAACTTGTTTCAAGGGGGTCAGATCACAACCGTCAGAACCTCTACAGGACGGTAAACACGCTTACAGAGAAGGGCATCGTGTGCCGTGACGACGGACCCCCTGTCGTCATTTGGTTAGCCGATCAATATCAACATGATGAGGGCTGAAATGACGACAAATGACGACACTGACGACAAGGCGGTGACGACGTGTCGTCACTTGTCGTCACTTCCTATAAGAAGTGACGACAATGACGACAGCGGAGGGGGCGACAGCCAATGACCCTCCGCCCTCGCTCCAAATACAACGCCCGCCGCGTCACCATCGACGGCGTCACCTTTGACAGCGTCGGCGAGGCCAACCGCTGGCGACAGCTCAAACTGCTGCAGCGGGCGGGGGTCATCAAAGGGCTCGGCGAGCCGCACCCGTCATTTCCGATCGTCCTCAACGGGACCACCGTCTGCACGGTCGAGATGGACTTTGCATATTCGGAAAACGGACAGGCCTGCGTCGAAGATTACAAGGGCCGCGACCTCCCCATGTCCCGGCTCAAGCGCAAGCTGCTCGCTGCGGCTTATCCGCACCTGACCATCATCGTGACGGGGCCAGGCGCACCCAAGCCCCGCAAACCACGCAAGGCTGCTGGCAAGGCGAAGGGGGTGGCGCGATGAAGGAGGCATGGCTTCACCGGAGGGCGCTTAAGGGCGGCCTTAAACCACACATCCCGCTTTACCTTTTGACCGCAGAAGCGTTTCAGGCGGGGATTGACGCGGTTTACGCGGATATTGATGCGGTCAAGCAATACGCGCCGTTCCCGCAAGATTTGTTCGCCGTCGAACTTCCTTTGCAGGTCGATCGCTGGGGAACTCAATGGTTCCCTGATGGCGGACACAAGCGAGCCTTGCTGATTTGCTGCAGAAACGCCAAAGAATACATGGAAGTCTTCGCCGTGTGCGACGACGACAGATTCGACTACGGAACCGTCTTTTGCGGAGCGTTTTGTTTAACAGACAGCTTCGACATCATGGTGATCGGAACGACGCGAGAGGCAGAAGTCCGGTCTTGGATAGAAGATGACCGCTGCGCAAAATCTATCGGGGCCGGTGGATTTGATTTCCTCAGCAATGACGAGCGAAGCGATTTTTACAAAAACGTTGCGCAGTTGGGCCACGATTGGCTGGTCGCCGCTTGCGCCGTCATCGCCACCCCCGGCCTGCCACGCGAAGAAGGCCGCTCCCGCGCCCCAGAGCCTAAGCAACGCACCCGCGGCGCCGTAACCAAGCCTGCAGAGTTTGCATGGTCGCGCATCAGCCTCGACATCGACCGAACCGTTAGCGGCGGCGAGAAGGCCCAAGAGGCCGAGGCCCGCAAGCTGGCGCTGCACCGCGTCCGCGCTCACTTGCGCTTCATCAAGGACAAAGGCCTGGTGCCCGTCCGCTCGCACATGCGGGGCAACGCGGCAAACGGCGTCCGCATTGGCCGGACGCTGGTTCACAAGGGGGGGCAATAATATGCCTGACCCCGAAACCGCACTCGCATGGCAGGCGCAGCGCATCGAAGCGCTCGAGGCCGAGGTGGCCTACCTCCGCGGCCAGCTCGCCGAAGCTACCGGCGACGCCAGCCAGAGCATCCTGATGAGCGAATACGGCCTCACGCATCAGGAAGCCCGCGTGCTGGCCCGCCTGATGCAACCCGCGCCCACGCTCGCTGCCCTCGCGGCTGCAATGCGCACGGAAAGCACGCTGCCCGAGAAGCTCGTGCAAGTGCTGATCTGCCGGATCCGCGCCAAGCTCGCCCGCGTTGGCCTTGTCCACGCAATCGAGACGGCTGTCGGACTCGGCTACCGCCTGACCCCTCACGCCCGCCGCGCGCTCGCCGCAGCGCTTGACGAACCCCCTGCGCAGGAGATGAGCCGATGAGCCGGATATGGGACCAGTGGCGCGCCGAGAAATGGCAAGAGCGCGCCGAGTACGGCATCGAGGGCCGCCGCCCGCCGCAGGACCGCTGGTGCGTCCGGCGCTGGGTCAACGACGGCGATATGCCGTCCGCCTTCTTCGACGCAGCCGTGTGGTACGAGGGACGCCTCGAAGCCGCTTCCGGCTGTAAGGGTAGCGGACCTATCGCCGAACGCGTCCAGGGCGGCTCTAATGGCCAGGAAAAGGCATACCTAGAGGCCATCCACGCCGGCAATGAGCAGGCGAGCGCACGCATGGCCGTCTGGCGTTTCTGCGAGTGTAAGCCGACGCTGCTGGTGTTCGACGCCCTGTTTGAGCGCGAGGACGGCGACGACATCCTGCCAGGCCGCCCCTCGCTCGATGCGCTTGCCCGCCGCTTTGGCCGGCGTAAGGCCGCAATCAAAGCCATGGCCATGCTGTCGCTGGAGGGCTTGGCGAACTACCGGGAGCGGACCACGAAAGAGCGCGATTTGTGGCTCAAGCGCGGCGGGATACCTACCCGTTGACGACGGGACCAGTTTGCCCCATGATTTGGTCAAGATCGAATTGATTCGCCCGGCCGCCCCAAAAGCGCGCCGGGCTTTTCGCATTCCGCCGGCCGGATAACCGATCACGGGCGCGTCCCCACCCAAGCCATAGCCCTGAACGACCCGCTGCCGGCGGAACCCCCATCCACATCCATGGAAGGCTGGAAACCATGGCAAACGTCCTGAAGGTGGCTCCCCCACCTAGCGAGGCCGAACGCCTCGAGCGCCTACAGCGCGAAGCATTGGAAGCGATCAACCGCCGCCTGACCGACGAGATCGCCCCCGCCTTGCGGGCCGAGATCGTGGCTGAGGTCAAGGGCACGCTTGAGGACACGCGGTCCACGGCATTCGCCCATGGGCACGCTCACGCCATGAGCAAGACCTGGCGCTTCCTCGTCGCAGGCGCGCTGGTGGGCTTCCTGGCGGCCGTCATGACGTACGGCGTGGCTAGCCTGAACGGCGGCTACCTCGCATCAATGGAACGGAAAAACGACGAAATTCGGAGCCTGTTGAACCAATGAGTCCGGGTCCGACTTCGCTTGAAAATTGGCCGCTTAGCGCGCACGCGCGCAATCGTCTGCGCGACAACGGCATCACCACGAAAGAACAACTTCTGTCGAAAACAGAGGTAGATTTACTCAGGCTCAATGGTTTTGGGCGGCTTTCGCTTGTTTCTGTGAAAGCCGCTCTCAAAGGATATCGACTTAAGCTGAAAGGGCATGGCCAGTGACCTACACCGAAGCGGCCCGCGTGGCCGAAGAGAACGCGCGCTGGATCCGCAACAACGATGCGGAGCGCATGCGCAAGGTTGAGCAGCTCGAGCGCGCACGCGCCGTGATTTCGGCCGCGCTCAACATCGACCCGATCGTCGCTGAGCCTGACAGCCTGCCGCCGACCGACAACATTGTGTCCATCATGGACCCGGTGCCGGTTGTGGTTGATGCGCGCGCTCAACAAGGCGAGGACGCGGCGTGAACATCAACCTCAACAGCATCGTGGCCAAGGTCTTGGACGGCACGTTGATCGGCGTTGGCATCATCATTGCCGTCGTGGTGACGCGTAAGCTGTTGCCGGGCGTGATTTAGTTGGCAAATGGCACACGCGAGTATTAAAGCGCGCGGTCGTCCGCCTTACCAAAGAAGCGAGAGCGACGCCGCTCGCATTGAGCGCATGGCTGCTTACGGCATTACGCACGACCAAATTGCGGCGATCGTCGGCATCAGCGACGAGACGCTGCGCAAATACTACCGCGACGAACTGGACCTTGGAAAATCCAAGACGGTTGCGCGTGTTGCTGACAGCCTTGTCGAAGTCGCTATGAGCGGTGACGTGCAGGCGCAGAAGTTCTTCCTTTCAGCTCGTGGCGGCTGGAGCGAGAAGCAAACGACCGAGATAGCTGGCGAGCTTAAGGTCAACAAAATTGTCCTCCGCGGCGTCCGAGCAAACGCTAACGATTGACATCCCTGACAAGCTCGTCCCGGTCTTTGAGGGCGTAGCGCGTTATCGGGGGTCATTCGGCGGACGGGGCAGCGCCAAGACGCGCACCTTTGCCAAGATGACGGCTGTTGCTGCCGCGACCGCCGCAGAAGAGGGGCGCTCAGGCATTATCTTGTGCTGCCGCGAGTTCATGAACACGCTGGCGGACTCCTCGCTCAGCGAGATCAAAGCCGCGATCGACAGCGAGCTGTGGCTGCAGCAGCAGTTTGAGGTGGGGAAAGAATACGTCCGCACACGGTGTGGCCGCGTCGAGTACGCGTTCACCGGCCTGCGGCACAACATCGAGAGCATCAAGTCGAAGGCGAACATCCTGATCGCCTGGGTCGATGAGGCCGAGCGCGTCAGCGACGAGGCCTGGACAAAGCTGATTCCGACCGTCCGCGAGGAAGGGTCGGAGATCTGGGTGACGTGGAACCCGGAGCGCAAAGGCAGCGCAACGGACTTGCGCTTCCGCGGCAAGAGCGACCACGACATGCGCATCGTCGAGATGAACTGGCGGGACAACCCTTGGTTCCCCAAGACGCTCGACGACGAGCGCTTGCGCGATCGACGCGACCGGCCCGACCAGTATCCGCACATCTGGGAAGGCGAATATGCGACCGTCGCGACGGGCGCTTATTACGCTCGCAACCTGATCGAGGCGAAGGACCAGGGTCGCTTCACGCGTCTGGCGCCGGATCCGCTGCTCAGCATCCGCAGCTATCACGACATCGGCGGGTCGGGGGCGAAGGCGGACAACTACTCGATCTGGGTGTGCCAGTTCGTAGGCAAAGAGATCCGCGTGTTGGACCACTACACTGCGAAGGGCCAGCCAATCGGCGCGCACGTTGCGTGGATGCGCAACAGAGGGTGGGACAAGGCGCAGATCATCCTCCCGCACGACGGCGTGCAGCAGGACGCTCTGGCGTACTCGTGGGAGGACCACTGGCGCGCGGCCGGCTTTACGGCGCGGGTCATTCCGAACCAAGGGCCAGGCGCTGCCATGATGCGCGTCGAGAACGCGCGGCGCTGGTTTAATCGCATGTGGTTCGACGAGGAACGCACGCAGGTCGGGCGCATCTCGCTCGGCATGTACAAGCCCAAGATCAGCAAGGAAACCGGCGCCGATCAGGGGCCGGACCATGACCTTTACTCACACGACGCAGACGCCTTCGGGCTCATGGCGTCAGACTACAAAGAACCCACCACCACAGCCGAAACCGCGGCCCGCCCGCGGTACGGCACGATCGCTTGAGGAACCAGCATGTCGTTCAGAGAAGGCACACGCGCCTACGGCGTGCCGCAGCGTGTGAGCGTGTCCAGCTCGTCAACGCAATCGTCCGTGTTGACCGAAGTAGACGAGGTGCTGATGCACGCAACGACGGCCTGCTACATCGTAACCGGCTCCAACCCGACCGCGACGACCAGCACGGGCATCCCGCTTATTGCGGGCGAGAAGTTTCACATGCGGATTACGCCAGGCACGCGCATCGCGGTGATCCGCGACTCTGCGGACGGCTTCCTCTTCATCGTGCCGACCCGCTCGAGCTAATGCCGCAACTCATTCGCGTGGCGACGCTGCTTGAGGGCGGCACGCTGCCGCCGTGGGCGCGTTACTCAGGCGCGCTGGCTGCTCTGCTCAACGAGGCGCAGAACAGCGGCCTGGTGCTCGACTTCACGCAGGACATCGCGTTTCGCACGGGTACGCAGTCCACGATCGCCGGCGTCTCCGGCTGGGCCTACACCCGCAGCGGCTCTGCCTACGACCTCGCTGGGTCCACGCTCTTCGGAGCCAACACGCCACGCCGCACGAGCGCGGGGCTGCTGGTGGAGGCCAGTGGGACGAATCTGCTGTTGCAGAGCCAGACGTTTGACACAACGTGGAGCCGAAATGGCGCGACCGTTACGGCAGATGCCGGAACTGCCCCAGACGGGACGTTGACCGCCGACAAGCTGGCCGAAACGGCGACTTCTGGAACGCACGATGTGCGGCAGACATACGCGTTCGCGGCCTCTACGACATACACGCTGTCAGTTTTTTTCGCTCCTGCCGAGCGCACGTTCGCTTCCGTCATCGCGTTTGGCGCGGCGTTTGCGTCATCGACTGGGGTGCAAATCAACCTCACCACGGGCGCAGTCACCACGCTTGGTGGGTACGTTGCGTTTTCGACAACCACCGTCACCATGCTCGCCGGCGGCATCGTTCGCGTCGCCTGCACGTTCACGACGAACGGGTCTGGCGGCTCGTCTACGGTGGGCTTCCTGACCTCAAACGGAACGGCTTCGGATAGCTTTTCGGGAACGCTTGGAAGCGGCGTATTCCTCTGGGGCGCGCAACTCGAAACCGGCTCCACCGCGACGAGCTATGTTCCCACCACAACAGCCAGCGCATCGCGAGGCGCTGATGCGGCGAGCATTACGGGGCTGAGCTTTAGCGGGGCGCATTCGGTGATTGCGATCACGGGGGTGAAGGGGGTCGGCAGTTCGGAATCGGTCTACCAGCTCAGCGACGGAACAACGAACAACCGCAGCTTGATTTATCGCAACTCGGCAAACGTAATGGCGCTTGTCGATAGCGGCGGGGCCAACCAAGCGAACCAAGCAAGCGGATCTTGGACGGGTTCTGCGCAGAACATTGCAATGCGCGTCAACACGAACGACGTTCGGGCGGCTGTCGGCGGAACGCTTGGCACGGCAGACACGACGGCGACGCTTCCCGCTGGCACGCTGACGACGCTTATTCTTGGGGATACGCCAACCACGGTCGAGCTAGGCGGCCCCATCCAACTCCTCGCCATCCTGCCACGCGCCCTCACTGACGGCGAACTGACCGGGTCCACATCATGACCCGCCGCCGCCTCGTAGACGCCACGCTGTTCGCCGCGCTCATCGCAACCATGATCGCCATTGCGCTTCTGGTAAGCGGCTGCATGACGATCCAGCCGATCGAGCCGGTGATTAATCCGCCGGGACGGTATCAGGGCGACACGTCGGTCAAAGTTGAGTTCGTGCATCCCGCCTTGGTCGGCGTCCGCTGCGCCAAACGCGGCGCAAAGATCATCGGCCTGCCTGCCATCAATTCCGCCGCTTGCTCCGACACCAAGCTCATGACCCTGCCCAACCCGTGCTTCACGCTGACGGGCGGCTGGTATGCGCGGGTGCTGTGCCATGAAATGGCGCACGCAAATGGCTGGGAGCCGAACCATGCGGGCGGGTCTTATGTGAAGCGCGAGGATCCAATCCTGCCGACTGACTTTATGCCGAAGGCCGCGCCCTGATGGCTATGATGCTCGTCCGTTCACGCATCACGCGGCCGAACGACACGACCCCGTACGCGGTGGGCGATCTGCTTGCCAACTCGACGACCGCGGGCAGCGTCACGCCGTTCACGTTTACCCATGACGGCGTCGTGCAGCCGGTGCAGGTAAGCCGCTTCATCATGAAGTCGTCGCAGGATTTGGTCACGAACAAGAACTTCCAGCTTTACCTGTTCTCGCGCTCGCCGACCGTCACCAACGGCGACAACGGCGCATTCGCCGTGACCGCTGCCAACGGCGTTGACAACCTCGGCGGCGTGTACGGATCGTCAGCAGCGGTCAACACGGGTGCGGGGGCGATCAACTATCTCTACCCGCTGGACGCGGCCGGCACCTTCGCCAACGGCTGGATTCCGCAAGTGTTCGCCCTGCCGTTCTTCGGCCTCATCAAGGTCAACGCGGCCTACACGCCAACGGCGCTGGAGACGTTTGAACTCAGCGCCGAGTGCGACATGATCTCATATGGCAGATAGCTCTAGTTACGCCCAGTTCGGCAGTCAGGCCGAACGTGAGGCCGAATTGCTCCGACTGCTGAAGGGCGAAGAGAACGACGCCCTCGGCTATCGTCAGAGCGAGTTGCAGCAGCAGCAGATCGATGCGCTGAAGCACTTCTTTGGCGAGCGCTATGGCGACGAGGAAGACGGACGCTCGCAGGTCGTCACCCGTGAGGTTTTTGAGGTCATCGAGTGGACCATTCCTGACCTCATGCGCGTATTTGCCGGCGGCAATAACGTCGTCTACCTCGAAGAGACGAGCCAGCAGGATGCGAAGTTCGCGCGGGATGCGGCGGACTACCTCAATTGGATCTTCTACACCGACAACTTCGGCTACGAGCTGCTGCACGACTTTGCGTTCGACGGCCTGTTGAACCGTCGCGGCTTCCTGGCCTGCTACTGGCGCGAGAAGGAATATTACGCGCCGGAGACCCTGACGGGCCTCAACATGCCGCAGGTGCAGCAGATCGCGAACGATCCGAACCTGGAGATCGTCGGCCAGGATTTCGACCAAGAGACCGACGCGGGCGGCATCACGCTACAGGTGCGGCGCGTCAAGGCGTGCGCGCGGGTCGAGATCACGGGCGTCGCGCCGGAAGACATGCGGCTGAACGGCCGCGCCGTTGACATCGATAATGCGCGATATGTGGGGCGTGTCGTCCGTATGCTGCGCGGCGAGGTCGCGGCGATGTGGCCGGACAAGGCCGAGCAGATCCGCGCGTACAGCGGCAGCGCAGTCAGCGGGCCGCAGAACATCCGCCGCGGGTCTGACGTGCGTATGGTCCGCTTCAATGACCAAAGCGACGACTGGCAGGCAACGGGCAACAATCCGGCGCAGCAGCTCGAGCTGCTTGAGGAGTACCTGCGCGTTGACCTCAACGGCGACGGCTACCCGGAACTGATCCGGTCCTACCGCGTCGGCGACCTGATCCTGGAAGAGTCCGAGGTCAACGAAAATCCGTTCGGCTCGTGGACCCCGATCCGCGTGCCGCACCGCTTCTACGGCCTGTCGATGCACGACATCACGGCGGACCTGCAGCGGCGCTCGACCGTGCTGACGCGCGCGGCGCTCGACGCGGTCTATCAGAGCGTGATCAACCGCGAGGCGTTTGACCGCAACCGCGTGAACGTCGATGCGCTGCTTGCCACCTACGCCGGCGCGAAGATCCCCGTGGACGGCGATCCTGGCAGCGCGATCATGCCGCTGACGGGCGGGCTGGATACGGCCAAAACCGCATGGGACGCGCTCAATCAGTTGACCGCGACCTTGGAGAACCGCACCGGCGCCACGCGCCAGACGCAGGGCGTGGACCCTGACGCGCTGCTCAAGGGCGCGCACTCAGGCAAGGCGATCGACCTCCTGCAGACCGCAGGCGCGGCGCGCAAAGAGGTGATGGCGCGCAACATGGCCGCGGGCCTTGAGCGCTTCTTCGCCAAGCTCTACCGCCTGGTGTGCCGTCATCAGAACGAGCCCATCCAGACGCGTGTGGGCGGCAAGTATGCGCAGTTCGATCCGCGTGAGTGGAACCAGAACCTGCGCGTGCATATCCACACCGGCACGGGCACGGGCAATCGTGACCAGACCGTTGCGGGGCTCAACCTGATTGGCCAGGCCATGCAGGGCATGGTGGAGATGGTGGGGCCGGACAATCCGGTGATCACGACGGAACATCGCTATCGCTGGTTCGAGGAACTGTGCCGCGCGCTGGGCTATCGCTCAGCCGAGCCGTTCGCTGCCGAGCCGCCTGAAGTGCCCGTGCAGGGGCCAAACGGGCAGCCGGAGATCAATTCGGAGACAGGACAACCGGCCACCAAGCCGTGGTCGCCGCCGCCCAAGCCTGACCCTGCGCAGATGAAGGTGCAGGCCGACATGCAGGCCACGCAGGCGAAGATGCAGACCGACACGCAGATGGCGCAACTCAAGCACGGGCTTGAGCAGCAGAAGGCGCAGATCGACGTGCAGATGCAGGAGCGCCGCGCGCAGGCTGACATGGAGATTGCGCGCTACAAGGCCGAGCTTGACGCGCAACTGGCGCGCGACAAAGCGGCGGCCGAGGCGGACCTCGCGCGAGAGAAGTCCGCGCAGGAATTGCAACTGGCGTACGCCAAGCTCGAGGCTGAGACGCAACTCGCTCGCGAGAAGATGCAGATCGAGGCTGAGGTTGCGCGCCAGAGCGCGAAGCTGAACGCCAAGGCCAAGGCGTCCGCGAACGGCGCCGACATCGGCGACGACGATGACGACGCCTTGCCGTCGTACCGATCGGGCGGCGCTTTGGATGAGTGACCGCATCGAAGTTTTACGGGACGCCCTCGCGAACGCCGAAAGCGCGCGACGCATGAGGAGCGAGCCTGTCTGGAATCCCATCTGGGACACTCTCGAGCGAGAGCTGCTTGGGCGGCTGCTCGACCTTGGACCTGACGATGACGAGGCGCGCTGGCGTCTGTCGCAGGCCATCAACGTGACGCGGCGGGTGAGATCACTCGTCGAGTCAGAAGGGGCGACGCGGGACCAGATCATTCGTGAACTGGACCGTTTAGAGGGCCGGACCATGCCGGCCGTTGCATAGGAATCGCGTATGACGACGGAACTAAGCGGCGAAGATGCCAGCATCCAAGCGGCAACGGCGAAGATCCTCAGCCTCGGGCCATCGGCCTGGGGTGATGATGTGCCTGCGCAAGCTCCGAAGCAGCGCGAGAACCGTCTCGATCGTGACCCCATCGAAAGAGAAACCAGCACGGACCTAGCCGAATCCGAAAAGGAAGAGGCACAGGGCCAGGCTGACCAGAAGGCCGAAACCAAGGCGCCCGAAGAGGGTGCGGCGGACTATCTGGAAATACCCGGCGAGGAAGGCCAAGAGGCGGAAAAGGTTCCGCTGGCTGACGCCGTCGAAGCCATCAAACAAATGCGAGCGCTCCAGGGCGACGTCGCGTCAGCAGTCAACAAAGCGGAAGCGGAATATCAGGAAAAGGTCGATGCGGGCCTAAGCGAGATGTCGCGCGTCTATGACGCCGTCATTCAGCAGGCGCGGACTGTCATCCAGTCCATGCCGTCGCCACAGCCGCCAGACCGATCCCTGATTACCCAAGACCCGGAAGTCTACCAACTGCTCCTGCAGCAGTACGAGTATCAGGTGCAAATGCTGAATGGTGCGCAAGAGCGTGCGCAAGAGGCGGCGAAAGAGCAGGCGCAAGTTCGCCAGCAGCAAGCCGCCTTGCGCATGCAACGCGAGAACGAGCGGCTTGGTCGTTATATCCCTGAGTGGAAAGACGAGAAGAGCCGCACGGACCTCGCGTCACGCATGAGCGAGTTCATGTCGAAACAGTACGGGCTCGACGAGGCGACCATGAACGAGGTCGCCTTCGATCACCGGCTTGTACGCGCCATGCACGAGCTGATGACGCTCAAAGCGCAGGCGAGCAAAGCACCCGAGGTTCGCAAGGAAGTGCAGGAACGTGCGCCGAAAATCACGAAGGCCGCCCCGTCGCAACAACGTGCGCCGGATGGTCGTTTCGCGAACGACGCCGCCAAGCAGTTGAAGGATTCCGGATCGGAAGAAGCCGCAGCCCGTTTGTTCCTGTCTGACCCGCGATTTAAGTCGCTCTTTGCTTAGCGCTCATCCAGTAGATGAGGTTATGACATGACGACGTATACTACATATACCCAGATCGGCATTCGCGAAGACTTGTCGAATGCTATCTATGACATTAGTCCATTAGATTTTCCCTTCATGACGTCCATCTCCCGCGGCGCACCGGCTAAAAACCGGTTCGTTGAGTGGCAGACGGACGCCTTGGCCACGGCAGTCACGACGAACCAGGCGATCGAAGGCGCCGACGCGTCCTACTCGACCGCAACGCCGACCGTCCGCCTTCGGAACTTCACGCAGATCTCGCAGAAGAGCATCAGCGTGTCGGGCACGGCGCAGGCGGTGACGACGGCGGGTCGCGAGGAAGAATTGGCTTACCAGATCGCCAAGCGCTCGAAAGAGATCAAGCGCGATATGGAAAGCTCGTTCACGCAGAACATTGCTTCGCGCGCTGGCTCTGCATCGACGGCCCGCCGCATGGCCGGCTATGAGGCGTGGATCACCACGAACACGTCGCGCGGCACGGGCGGTTCTAGCGGCGGCTATACCGCTGCGGGCACGGTCACGGCGGCGACGGATGCGTCATCGACGAACCAACGGACCTTCACGGAAACGCGCTTGAAGTCGGTCATCCAGCAATGCTGGTCGAGCGGCGGCAATCCGAACCTCGTCATTGTCGGGCCGATCAACAAGCAGAAGGCTTCGGCCTTTGCGGGCATCACGACGAAGTTCTCGGAGTTCGGCAATCCGTCGTCGTCGGCGGCGCTGACGATTGTGGCGGCCGCAGACCTGTATTTAAGCGATTTTGGCAAACTCAAGATCGTGCCGAACCGCTTCAGCCGAGAGCGGTCATGTTTGGTCATCGACCCGGAATACTGGTCGATTCACTACCTGCGTCCGTTCGCCGTCAACCCGATCAACAAGACGGGCGACGCAGACAGGCGTCAGTTGATTACCGAGTACACCCTGTGTTCGCGCAATCAGCGGGCGTCAGGAATTTTGGCGGATTTGACGACGACTTAGGTGGTTGTAAGCTGATAGTCCGGACACCACATATGTTGCACTGAGAGGTGCAAAATGACGTGTGTGGTGGACGGCTGTCAGAGGCCCATTTATGTCAAAAAGCGCGAGCTTTGCTCGGCCCATTACAACCGCCTGATAACAACGGGCAGTGTTGAGGACACGATCAAGGCTCGCGCGCCTTTTGAACAACGGGTCTGGCGGCAAATCGAGAAGCGAGGGCCAGACGAGTGCTGGCCGTGGACGGCAAAATCAAAGGTTACTGGCTACGGCACGATCGGGCGCGGTGGGCGTGACGGCGAAAAGGTGCTGGCGCATCGAGCCGTTTGGGAATTGACCAACGGACCAATCCCTAAGGATGGCCCCGGCCATCACGGCTGGGTCGTGCTGCACACCTGCGACAATCGATTGTGCTGCAACCCTGCGCATCTGCGACTCGGCACGCAACGCGACAACGTCAAGGACATGGACGGCAAGCGCCGGCGCAAGACGGTGGCGCGTCAAGGCGAAGCGCACTCACAGGCCAAACTTACCGAGGCCGACATTCGGGACATTCGCGCCAGTTCGCTGAACAACGCGGAATTGGGCCGGCACTACGGTGTTGAGCGCCAAACAATCCGATCCATCCGGATCGGCAATACATGGTCACGCGTAAAATAGGAGAGCGACCGCAATGGCGGACGATAACGACAACGGACAAGACCCGACCCTGGAACTGGCCCCGATCAAGCGCGGCCCTGGCGGTCGCCCTGTGCGCGCGCCGGAGCCTGAGCCCAAGACGAACGACGTCGCTGCAGCGCTCAGCAAGGTGCTGGCCGCGGCGCTTGGCGATGTGGTCGCCAAGGAGCCGGAAGTGCGGTTGCCGGACGATCGCGGCGAGGTGCGCCTGCGCGCTAATCGCGGCTTTCACGTTGCGGCCGAGCATCTCGCGCGCTCGCAGATCGAGGGCAGCGTGTACGGCATGGACGGCATGGGCATCACGGTGGAGCAAAACCAGCTCTTCATCGTGCGGCCTGGCGCGCATGTGGATTGGCTGCTCGACAACGGCTTTGCCCGTCCGGAGCGCGCCGCTTGAGCGTGCTGCTTGATGTGAACCCGTGGGGCGCCGTCGAGACGATGAGCTTTGACCACGCGACCGGCAATCTCACGATTGCGCGGACGACCGACATCCAAGCGATCTTGGACAATAACGCCGAGCTGGCTGCGGGGTTCAACAAGAAGGGCGACTGGTGGCCGATCGCCAGCATTCCGCTTGAGGTGTTGGCCGACTGGCTCAAGGAATACGAGACGGAAACGGGCCGCACGATCGGCTCGCCGTTTAGCGACGACGAGGACTGGAACAAGTGGTGTTATGGCCGCTTGGACAGCAATGAGTTCCTGAAGCTCCGCACCGGCCATTTCAGGATCGGCCGATGAACGAGCGGGGCGTCGATACTGAGATTGAGCGGCTGATCGAAACCGCTCAACAGGCCCTGGAGGCGGGCGACCGCGGCCGGGTCATCATTGCATGTGACGAGGTGCTGCGGCGTGAGCCGGCGCAGGTCGATGCGCTGTTCCTGGCGGGAACGGCGTTTCTCGGCGGCGGCAATCCGGGGCTCGCGTTGCAGATGTTCAACACGGCGCGGGCCGCGACGCAGGACGGGCGCAAGCTCGCCGCGATATGGAACAACATCGGGGCGTGTCTTCAGGACAACCACCCGGCTGAGGCGTATAAGGCGCTGATCAAGGCGTTGGAGTACAGCGAACCGCGGGAGACGTACGACAACCTTTGCAACGTGTCGTCGCAGATCGGGCGGCACGCTGAGGCGTTGGATTGGGCCGAGAAGAGCGAGCGCGAAAGCCGCAAAGATGCGAGCTACAACCGCTCGTTTGCGCTGTTCAGCCTTGGCCGTTGGCGTGAGGCTTGGGCGGCGTTTGACAAGGCGATCCCGAACCGTGACGGCGCGGCAAGGTCGTTTGGCTTCCCGCGCTGGGACGGCAAGTCGGGGCGTCCGGTCATTCACGGCGAACAGGGCATCGGTGATGAGATCCTGTTCCTGTCGATGCTCAAGCCCGACTTTGACGGCGTGATTGAGTGCAACGCGCGCAATGCCGCGCTGGTGCAGCGCTCGTTCCCGGCGGCAAGCGTCTACGGCACGCTCGGCGAAAGCGTGATCGATTGGTGCGAGATCGAGGAGCCGACCCATGAGATCGAGATGGGCGGCCTGGGCACGCTCTTTGCGCCGGAGCCTTTCCGCCGCGGTGCGTTTCTTAAAGCGGATCCGGCGAAGGTCGCCATGTTCCGCGCCTGGCTTGACGGCGCGGCCAAGCAGCCGATCCGCATCGGCGTGGCGTGGACGGGCGGCTCGTGGTCAACGGGACGCCTGAGGCGGTCGCTGCCGTTCGAGCAGGTGATGCAATTGCTGAGCATCCCCGGCGTGACGCCGGTTTGCCTTGAGTACGACGACAGGACCAAGCAGCTCGAGCCGTGGAAGCACGTCCTGTACCCCAAATGGGCCGTGCAGAAGGGCGCGGACTTTGACGATACGGCGGCGCTCGTGTCGTCGCTTGATCTGGTCATTTCGGCCACCACGAGCGTCGTGGACCTGTGCGGCGCGCTCGGCGTCGAGTGCTGGGCCATGGTGGATGCACATCCGCAATGGCGGTACTCGCCGCAGGCCGGCAAGGATCGCATGTGGTTCTATGAGTCGGTGCGGACGTTCCGCCAGCGGCCGGATGAGACCGGCTGGGGGCGTGTCGTCAGCGAGGTGCGCAAGGCCGTGCTTGAGCGCTTCCCGCTGGAGCGCGCGGCATGAGGGACGGCGTCTTCATTCATCCGATGGCGGTCGTTCATGATGATTGCAAGATCGGCAAGGGCACGAAGATTTGGCAATTCGCGAGCATTCTGCGCGGGGCAGAGCTTGGCGAGGATTGCACGGTCGCAAGCGGGGCGTGCTTTGACGGCAGCCGCGCCGGCAGCCGCACGATCCTGAGCCACAATCTCGCGGCAGGGCCGGGCTTCTGGCTGGGCGATGATGTGTTCATTGGCCCGAACTGCTGCTTGGGCAACGACGCTTGGCCGCGGGCGCGCAAAGACGGGTTCGACGTGCGGGCCTTTGACGGCACGCGCTGGGCCATCGTGATCGAACACGGCGCGAGCGTCGGGGCGATGTCGATGGTCCTGCCGGGCGTCACGATCGGGCGTAACGCCATGATCGCGGCGGGGTCGGTGGTCAGCAAGAACGTGCCGGCCAATCATCTGTTCGTGAAAGGCGTGTGCAAGCCGATCGCGAAAGAGGCGGATCGCATGCGGTTCGCGCAGGAAGAGTTGGGGCTGGTGCGGCAATGATTACCGTTGCAACCCTGCTCTGGCAGTCGAACGCCCACAGCCTGCCCACGTCCTGCTGCTATGATGAGACATGGGCTGAGAAGCTATATCGCGGCTTCGCCCGCAACCTCACGCAGCCGTTTAGATTCGTGGTGTTCACGGACAGGCCGCGCCGGTTCGGCATTCCGATCGAGCAGCGGGCCATCCGCGAGGACCCGCCGACGTATGCGTGTTGCCTTGAGCCGTACCGCATGGACGTGCCCATGATCTTGGTCGGGCTCGACACGATCGTGACGGGGAATATCGACCACCTCGCAACCTACTGCCTGACGGCGGACAAGGTGGCGGTGCCGCGCGATCCGATCTTTACGGATACGGTGTGCGACGGCGTGCATCTGGTGCCGGCGGGGTTCGCGCATTGGTACGAAGAGGCGGCCGGCGCGAACGACATGGAGTTCATCCGGTCCCGCAAGGATCAGGTGAACGTCATTGACGACATGTGGCCGGGGCACGTCCGTAGCTACCGCTGCGACATCAAAGACAGGGGCTTCGGGGATACGCGGATTGCGTACTTCCACGGTCAGCTTAAGCCGCATGAGATCGTCGATCGTGAGCCCTGGGTTCGGAGGCACTGGCAGTAAATGGCGCTGACGAACTACGGAACGCTTCGCGCCGCCGCGCTCGACTGGTCGTGGACAACGGGCAGCCTCACCGACACGACGATGGCGAACGACATCTTCCCGATCGTGCAGAGCCAAGTCTATTGGGGCGACAAGACCGCAGGCATGCAAGAGATCGAGCCGCTGCGCATCCGGTCGATGGTTTCGACGGGCACGTTCACACCGGCCACCGGCGGCACGGTGACGATCTCGTCGGACGTCTCGAGCTCGTGGCTCGAGTTCATCGAGCTGGTGCCCGTCTACAATTACGCGCGGTCCATGAGCTACGTCGAGCCGTGGAGCTTCCGCAAGCAGGTGGACGCGCTTTCAAGCACGGTTGCGCCGCAATGGATTTACACGGTGGAGGGCGACACGCTCTATGTCGCGCCGGCTGCGGTGCAGACGATCCGCGCGGCTTGGTACGCGAAGTTTGCGGCGCTCAGCAGCGACGCCTCGACCGACTACATCATCACAAACGCCCCGCAGGTGTACCTGTACGGCATGATCGCGCAGGGGTGCTTGTACACGCAGGACGATCGGTATGCGCAGTTCCGGGCGTTGTTCGCGGGTGCGATCAAGGCCCTCAACGATACGGACCAACAGCAACGGGCAAGCGGGTCGCAGTCCGTCGCACGCCCGCGGGTGGTGATTTGATGCAAACGATTTTCGGGGAAATCACGCTGCAGGATATGCGGGCGTCGCGGCAGATCACGGAAATGGTGATGCCGATGGTGGCGCGTGCGTGCCAGTTTGCGGGCGGACGGTGGACGCCTGAAGAGGTCGCGGACGGTCTGATTGATGGCCGGTTCCGCCTGTGGGGCGCGATGCGTCCGCCTGCGGACCTTCAGGCGGTGGCGGTCACGTTCCTTGAGCCCGAGGGCAAGCCGAAGCGCGCAATGGAGCTGTTGCTGCTCGGCGGGCCGGACATGCGGGCGATGTTCAAGTTCCTGCCGGCCATGCAGAAGCTTGCGCGCCAGCAGGGCGCGGCCGTGATGCGTGTGCATGGCAAAAGGTCTTGGCAGGACCACATGGGCGACGACTGGAAGCCGGTTGTAACCATATACGAGCAGGCCGTTGGCGAAGCTGGTTAAGATCGACTTCCCGCCGGGCTTATCGCGGCGCGGCACGCTCTACGAGACGCAGGGGCGGTGGTACGACGCGAGCCTGGTGCGTTGGCTCGAGGGGTCCATGTACCCCGTGGGCGGCTGGTCGGTGCGCTCGTCGGCGGCCTTGAGCGGGTCGGCGCGGGCAATACTGGCGTGGGTGGACGAGAGCGCGAACGTCTTCGTTGCGGTCGGCACGAATACGAAGCTCTACTATTTCACGGCGAGCGCAACGACGGGCACGGACATCACGCCGAGCGGCCTGACGACGGGGCGCGCGGACGCATTGGACGGCGCGGGCTATGGCGCCGGGAACTACGGCGCTGGCCTCTACGGCACGCCGTTCATCAACTACTCGACCGTGCAGGAGGCCGACCGCTGGACGTTCGACACGTACGACAGCTCGCTGCTGGCGTGCCTGACGAGTGACGGCCGCATTTGGAACTGGCCGCGCACGGGCTCGCCCGCGGCGCTGACGAATGCGCCGACGAACTGCAAGGGCGTGCATGTGACGCCTGACCGGTTCGTGTTTGCGCTGGCGGCGGGCGGGTATTCGCGGCTGGTGCAATGGTCGGACCAAGAAGCGCCGACGACATGGACGCCCGCGTCCACGAACCAAGCGGGAGACTTTACCCTGCAGACGCAGGGGCGCATTCAGTGCGCGGGGTCGGGCCGGTTCGGCACATTGATCTGGACCGACCTCGACGTGCACTTGGCGCAGTACATTCGCCTGCCGTACGTCTACACGATCAATCAGGTGGGCGATCAGTGCGGGATTATCTCGAAGGCGGCGTTCGCCATCGTGGACAGCGCAGCCTTCTGGATGAGCCCCAACGGGTTTTTCAAGTTCGAGGGCGGCGGCGCGCAGAAGCTCGGCTGCGAAGTGTTCGACGCCGTCTTCGGCGACTTCAACCGCGTGCAGGCGAGCAAGACGTGGGCTTGGTACAATTCCAAGTACGGCGAGGTGTGGTGGCATTATTGCTCGGCAAGCTCGACCGAGATTGACCGCTACGTCGCCTATAATCCGCGTGAGGATCATTGGACGCTCGGCGCCTTGGTCCGCACGACAGGGTCTGATGCGGGCGTGCTGGGCTTCCCAGCGCTGATGGGTTCTGACGGGCTCATGTACAATCATGAGATCGGCACGTCGTGGGGTGGGTCGTATCCGTATGCGGACAGCGGCCCGACCGAGATCGGTCAGGGCGACACGATCGCGCGCGTGCGGCGGGTTATTTTCGACGAGAAGACCAGCGGCGACGTGCGGGTGAGCCTCAAGACGCGTGATTGGCCGAACAGCACGGAAACGACGTCCGGGCCATATGCGAGCGGCAACCCGGTGAGCGTGCGCGTCGCGGGTCGCCAAGTGCGGCTGCGTGTGGAGTTTCTGCAAGCGGGCGAGTGGGGCACGCCGCGGCTTGAGATCATCGAAGGGGGCAAGCGTTGAGGTTTCAACCGGCGCCGCCGCAATATTCAGCGACCGAGCAGAACGAGTTTCGGGCCAACGTCGCGCGCGAGATGAACACGGTGCTGCGCTCCGATCGTGATGTTGAGTTGGTCACGACGCGCATCATCCTGCGCAGCCCCAACGGCTCGCGCTGGGCGCTGACGGTGAGCAACGCGGGCGCCCTGTCGGTGACCGCCCTATGAGAGTGACCATCGACGAGGCGGCGTGGCAGGCGCGAGGCGTGCCGACGATCGTCGAAGATAACCGCGTGCGCGTGCGTCTGCTGAATGACCACGCGTCGCATGTGTGGATTGACCTACAGCGCGAGGGCGATTGCGTCCTGCTCGCGGTCGATCGTTCTTCCCTGCATCGCCGCATCGCTGAAGCGATCGGCGTTTCCGAGGTGTAGCGATGGCCGGCATGTTTGGCTTCAGCGCAAGCAAGAGCAACCAAAAATCAAGCTCTAACTCTACCGAGACGACGACGCCCAACGTGCCGGAATGGCTGCGGGCTCCGACTGCCGAATACGTCGATCAGTGGCGCAACATGATCGGGGAGACGGAAAACCCGTCGCTTTACACGGTCGGAGAGAACAGCAATCAGGTCAACGCGTATCGGAATGCGCAAGGCATCGGCCCCAACGCCGGCATGACGCAGGGCCAAGGCCTGACGGGCGAATTGGCGAACGCCTCGCTCGTGTCCGGAATGCCGTATATGTGGCAGGCTGGCGCGGGCTTGCAGGGGCTTGGCAATTACAACGCGCCAAAAACGACCATGCCGCAGGATTGGCAGGCGTCGCTGACGTCGCCCACGGGCAATTACAACGCCAACACGCTCGCCGGGACGGACCTGTCTTCATACTTCAGCCCGTTTCAGTCGCAGGTCATCGACGCCTCGATGGGCGATTATCGCAACTTGCTCGCCGAGGGCATGAATTCGATCAAGGCCAACACGCCGCAAGGCGCGTATGGCGGATCGCGTCAGGGCGTGGCGATGGGCCAGTTCGCGGCGGATGCGGCGCGCGGTCAGGCTTCGCAACTGGCGGGCTTGCGGCAGTCGGGCTTCCTCAACGCGCAGAACGCGGGCCAATTCGACGTGGGCAACCGCAACCAGTTCCAAGGCCAACAAAACGCCGACTTGTTCTCGGCCAGCAATCAAAATGCTGCGGCGCGGAATAACCTGCTCTCGCAGCGCAACGCGGCCGACATCAACACGCAGCAATTCAACAGCGGCCAGGACCTGGCGAGCGCCGGCCTTCGTCGTGGCGTGTATGGCGACCTCGCCGGGCTTGGCGCCAGCATTAACGCGCAGGAGTTGCAAAAGGCGAACTTCCAACGCGGCATTGCGGGCGATTTGTTTAGCCAGGGTGTGGCGGGCAATGCCGATGCGCGTGCGAATACAAGCCTGCTGCAGCAGACGGGCGACAGCATGCGCGACGTGCAGCTCGCCAACAATCCGCTGCTCGCGCGGTTGCAGTACCTCGGCAACCTTGGCGGCATGCTCGGCTACTCGAATGCGGACCTGTTCACGGGCAGCACGACAACGGGTTCGTCGAGCAGCAAGGGCAGCGGTACAAAATTCGGCGCAGAAGCCAAATTTGGAGGGGCGTAGGTCATGGCATTGTTCGGATACCGCCGCCCGGATCAGATCGGGGCGGGCTACAGTCCCAATGCGCGCTCGCAGGCCGTCGCACCCGATATGCCTGTCGCAGCCGCCGCGCCTCCTGCGGTCGGCATGACGAAAAGCGGCAAGCCGCGCGGGCTGTTCGGCAGGATCGGGCATTCGCTCAATGCGTTCGATGACGACCCGACGTTTGGTGACTGGCTGCTCGGCGGCATGGATCGCATGGACGACCTGCGCGACCGCAAGATCAAAGGGCAGCAGGAGCTGCGGGCGCAGGGGCTGCTCGATCAGTACGTGCAGGGCCTGCCGCCTGAGTTGCAGCCGCTTGCGCGGCTCATGCCGGATGACGTCGGCAAGGCAGTGCTGAAGCAATACGAGCCGGAAGAGTACGGATATTCGGACGGGGTTTCGTACAATAAGCGCACGGGCCAGGCGCAGCGCGCCATTCCCGCCGATCAAAGCCCGCTTGTGCTTCGCCCCGGTGATGAGGTGTTTGAGCGCGATGAGACGGGGCGCCTCGTCCGTGACCCGATAACGGGCATGCCGAAGCGGTTGATGGCGAACGACAGGTTTCGCCCGCCGCCGCCGAAAGTGATCCCGTCCGATCCGACTTCTAACAATCCCGATCTCGCGTGGGAGAAGTAGGCAATGGCAAATGATCCGAACATTGGCCGGATTGCTGTCAACAAGAAGACCGGCCAGCGTCAGATGTGGATGGGCGCGACGCGCGGCTTTGAGCCGGTTGATGACAACAACCGCTCTGCGCCGCCTGATGAAATTAAGGCCTCTCTTGGCGCCATTGAAGAAGCCCGCGCGCGTCGCGACGCTTCTCGTGCTGTGGTTGATGGGCTGGGCACGTTCAACAAGCTCAACCAGCGCCGCGGCACAGGGCCGATCCTGAGCAACATCAATTTGCCGTTCATCGGGGCCGTCAATCCTGGGCGCTTTGTCACCAACGCCATCAATCCCGACGCTGCGGCGGATTATCAAACGATGGATTCGATCGTTGATCGCCTTGCGCCGCAAATGCGCGTTGCGGGGTCTGGCGCCACGACAGACAAGGACATCGAAGGCTTTAAGCGGTCCATCCCTGGCACTGATAAGTTCGGCGCGTCTAACGCGCAGATCTCGGCTGAGTATCAACGCCTTCTGGCCCTAAACCAGCGCCGCTTCGACGAGCTGTCCGAACAATACAACCGCACGCGCTCGGTTGTCGGTCCTAAGCCCGCCGGACGCCGCAAGATTGACCTCAACGGGAATCCTGTCGAATGAGCTACACCGTCGTCTTGCCCAACGGCGAAGAGGTGGACGTTGACGCGCCCGATGAGAAGGCCGCGGCGCAGGCCGCGCGCCAGTACTATTCCCGTTCGTCGGCCGCGCAGCCGCCAGCCGCCAGTGCGCCGAGTCGCCGGAAGACCCCTTGGCAAGCCTCGGCGGCGATTGGGGCGGCGGATGTTGGCCTTGCTGGCTTTGCCGATGAAATTACGGCGCGCAATGAGGCCATTGCGAGAGCCTTCACGGCGGGCGATTACTCCACCACGGCGGCTAAAGCCTTGGGCTATCTCACGGCTCCGGGCCGGGCGCTCTTCAAGCAAGTGGGCCTGAACAACCTCGCCAAGGATTACAGCGACGACCCGACCGAGGCGGCGCGCCGGCAAGAGCTTCGGACGATCAACAGACAGGCCGCCAAGGACAACCCGTTGTCCTATCTCGGCGGCGGGCTTGTGGGCGGCGTCGCAACCGCTCCGGCCTATGGCATGGCCGGCGCACGCGCGGTGCGTGCGGGGCTGTTCGGCAACGGCATGCGCGAGGCCCAAGCGCTTGCGCCCACGGTCGCCAAGACGGCGGCCCAACGCTTTGGCGCGGGCGCCGCTGCTGGCGCGCCGCAGGGCGCGCTGTACGGCGCCGGCGCTGGCGACGAGGGCAACCGCGGCGATAGCGCGTTTCGCAACCTAATGGTTGGCGCAGGCGTTGGCGGCGCCATTGGCGTTGCCGCGCCTGCCGTGGCCAAGGTCGGCGCGCCGCTGTTGCAGGCAGGACAGGATGGCATCGACGCGGCCGGGCGCTTCGCCAGCTCGTTCATTCCCCGCCCCGGCACGATGACGACGAACGCCATGGTCGGCGGCCTGCCGCGCTCTGGCGGTGGCGGGCGCGCTCGGCCGCCGTCTGTGCCGCGCAATTATGACCCGGTTGCCGAGCAACTGGCCAAGCTCGCCGAGCGCGAGAACCTGTCGGCCGACCAGATCAGCGAGGCCCTGCAGCAGGCCGCCGCCGATCCTCGAGGGCGGGTTATGGCGGACATCCTCGGCGAGAACGCCGTGGTGCGCGCCGGTACGCTGGCGGAACTGCCGGGCAAGACGAAGCCGCTGGCCAAACGCATGATGGAGGCGCGCAGCGCTGGCCAGCTTGAGCGCTTGCAGGCGGGCATTGACCGCGAGCTTATGCCGACGTCGTTCGGTCAAGCCGAGGACGATATCGCGGCGCAGTTCGATGCGGCAAGCGAAGAACTTTACCAGCCGGTTCTGTCGCAACCGCTGTCGCCGCAAGCAGCGGAAGCGCTGGACGCCGTGACCGCGCGCCTGCCGCCTGAGATCATTTCTATGGCCGAAGACAGCATGCAGTCGGTTGCGCGCATGCGGGGGCAGCCTGTGCTGCAGCGCGGAGAGCCGCGCTATTACCACAACCTTTATCGCGCGGTCGGCGGGCTTATCCGCAACATCGAACGCAACCCCGGCGTCATGCAGAAGAAGGTGTTCACGTCCGACGAGCTTGGCGGCATGAAGTTCGTCAAGGGCCGGCTCATGGAAGCACTCGACAACGGGCTTCCTGGGTATCGGCAGGCGGCCAGCGTGTGGCGTGGCGTTGCCGAGGGCGAAGAGGCGCTTGAAGCTGGCCAGCGCGTGTTTAGCGGCACGGGCGGGCAAATGGCGGACGCGGCGCCGGAAACCTTGGTGCGTCAGCTTGGCCAGATGAGCGACGGTTCGCGGCGCATGTTTGAAATTGGCGTGCGCTCGTCAGTGCGCGGCATGTTGCAGTCCGCCGACAAGGACGGGGCCGCCAACATCGCCAATGCTCTGAGATCAACGGCCAAGCGCAACATGCTGCGGGCGGCCATTGGGCGCGAGAGGGCGGATCGCCTGATTGCATCGATGGATGAGGAAATTCGCCTCTTCCAATCGGCCAACGAAATGACGCCATCGCGGAACGCGCAGACGTTTCGGCGCGGCGCAGATGCGGCCGACATGATCGCCAGCGAAATGTCCCTCAACCCGGCGCAAATCGCCAACACGGCGCTCGGTTATGTGACCTCGCCCGTTCGCATGGGCGTGC